TGTGTCCAGTTAAAGACGAGAGAAGGTTGAGTATTTGTCAGGAAGTTGGTGAGTTGTGTGTCTGCTTCCATTGTGAAAGTGACTTTACCCGTTGCATCCAACGCTCCGAGGAACACTTGGTATGGGTTCTGAGTGTTGCTGATGCCCCAGACCGGTGTTACTGGACGCTTCATGTCGATTTGACCTGTCATCGCGTTAGATACCTGAGTTCCGGCGACTGAAACCGTACCTGTCCATACTGGAGTTGGAAGAACAGTCGTGAAGCTTGGTGTAGGTGTTGATGCCGTTGTTGAGAGCCAGCCAGTTGCCTTTGCATCGTACTGAAGCATTCCGTCAGCATTGAACTTTAGGCTGAAATCGTGGAATTGAATACCAGAGTATGCGCGCACGTTGGCAGAATAGAAGTCAGTCAATGTGTAAGAGATTGGCTGGATGTCTGCGGCTGTTGTTGCTGAATATTTAAGTGTGAGCGCGTGAGAATAAGGAGCAGTACCGGTGATGGTGTCTGTACCCATTACTCCGCCGATTACCCAACCGACTGTATCCGCGAATACATCGCCAGAGAAGTCAAATGTTGAGTTTCCGCGACCTTGTACATAGTTATAGGTTTCTGCGGCTGAACCACGAAGTCCTTTGTCAAGGAGTGCGCCGTACTTATCTTCAGGCTTTAAGCTTGAAGCAATAACAGGGATAAATGCTGTTGGTGTTACGGCTGTGCCTTTAGTGGTTTCTTTGGCAATTCCCACGTAACTCCGGACTGTATTTTGTAGTGCCATTTACTCACGCTCCTTGCGTTGTATCAGCATCGGCTGATGGTGTAGTCGGTGTTGGTGTTGCTGTTTTCTTTGTTGCAGAAGCGAGAGTTAGATTTGCGGCTACGATTCCATCTTCAGCCTCAAAAGTATCTCCGGGTTGAACTGTGACACCAAGCGAAGGAAACACGGTTTCGTATTCTCCGGTGAATTGGTATGTTGCCATGTTGTTCTCCTATGCTTGGATCATCTGTGTAACGGTGAAACGGATTTCCGCCCAAATCTCTGTTGCACCATTTTGCGACTGGGAAGGTTCTCCGTAGAAGGTATCTAGCGAAGGTTCTGCTCCCTGCCACACCAAAGTACCTGTCGTATCACCGAAATTGTGATCGGCTCGCAACACGTTCTTGATGTTGTCGATAAGTGTATCAAAATCGCCCATAGCATTTTCAGCATCATTTTGTACAGAGTGCGTGAAGATTTGTAGGCTGACCGTAAAGTCCACGCGTTTCCACCCTGAGTGCGCTCCGCCAATCGCAATACGACTGTCGCGCTCGCCAGCGATGTGAATAACCGCCGCCGCTCTTGTTAATTGCCCCGCCGTTGCATTTACTTGAAAGTTGATGCGCTTTGGAAAGGCTGTGAAGATTTGGTTGAGTCCAGAGATGTTTGCCCCGGTGAGGTAGGAATACAGTTGTGAGCGTACCTGTACGCGACCCACGTTCGACATTAGCGCATCCTTCGGAATGGGCTGAGAAGCTCTTTAGCCAATTCTAAATCTCCACCCATTATCTGCTTTGTTGATGGACCCGTCGTGGCGCGTGTCGTGATTGCCATTGTGAGGGAGTTGTCTCCACGAACCTTTAGGAAGTCATTGACGATCAGGATTGCGGCTTGCTTGATAGCCGCTGGCATCGTTCCAATAGCCACGCCTGATGCGTGAGTGAACTTTAGGTTGCTTGTGAGAGGTACTGTCGTCGAGCCAAATGTGTAGGAGTTGGCGACTATGACTTGCTCTGTGTTCGCTCCATCCCAAATAGTCAAGAGAGAGCCAGCCACGATGCCCACAGGGTCAATCATGGTCAGAGTTGCTTGTCCTGCCGTCGCCGTCGAGATCAAGCCGTTACAGAAGCCCGCTACATAGGTGTAGTTGGCATAGATCCGTGAACGAGTAGATGCCGGGAAGCCGAAGGAGAGTGGACCTACAGAAGAATAGGTTAAGCCAAGCTGGCTGAGAGGGTAGATGAATTGCGCCTTCTCGAACCAAATCTGAGCTAAGCCACTTGGCGAGGCAGAGACTAGGTTGGTAGGCGTTACTCCGTAGTTCAAGCTTGTCACCGCGACCAGATTGTTGTAGTCGGGGGAAATCGCTAGGTAGCCTTCCGGCGTGATGCGTACACGCTGGTTCTCAACGAAGTTCTGAGCAATCAAGGGTTGGTTGCAATAGATGTCGATAAACGACGATGCGCGAGAGATGTTGGCTAGCAGTTCTGCATCCTGAGCCGCCTGATTGCCGCCCACTACGAGGTTGTCGTAGTCAATCGCTGTCGGAGCGTTCTTATACTCCGCAACAGTCAAGTAATTGCCGGACTGAAATGGTGTTATTGGCGAAATACCGACTGTCGCTGTCATGTTTAATCTCCGTCTGTTTTAGGTGTAGCCATTTCGTGACCGCAACGCGAACACAACTTGAACCACGATCCAAAGCCACAGTTCTCGCAATTATACCCGCGATCTCCGTCGCCTACTGTATGTCTTGCTAGATTTTCTTCACTAAATCCTTCGGCTTTCAGAGCCTTAATGTCACTAGGCTTTGCCGCGTTATAGAACCCTGCGCGATCTGCTCGTAGTGTGCGTGTGCCGCTTTGTGTCTTGATNTCTACTGCCTTGATGTGTCCTGANGGACCGACCATTCTTGCCATNTTNGCCACCTTNTCTTATGAATAAGAGGCAGGGAGCCTTTCGACTCCCCACCCCCGTTGTTCGTTTGGTTATGCCGCTGTGATTCCTGAAACGAGACCGTTCCAAGCTGGAGCCGCGCAGAAGAAGGTTCCACGGAAGTACGTGGAAAACTCGTAAGCAAATTGTGTGACCGGCCATTGAATACCCATGTAATCCTGCACCATGTAGTTAGCCCAGATGTCAGAAACCTCTGTATCAGGGATAGGTAGTGTGTAGGACATGACAGGTGAAACGCCTTGTGGGAGCCAAGGGTGAACAGTAAGAGGAACGCTCTTTCCTGTTGTCTCATTGACAATTCCACCAACGACTGAACCGAATGTAACTCCGGTTGTCTCATCTTGCATTACTTCAAGACGATAGTTGCTGTTTGCGTTTGACTTGATAGCGTCAGAGAGTTGCTTGCGATCCTGACCTGAGATGAGGATCTCATCTGGATCAGCCTTTACAGATGCGTAGAGGTTCGCAAAAACAGTCTGGTATTCAGTACCCGGATTTGAGTTGCTGAATGTGCCGTTGATCTGGTTTGTGTATCCACCCTTTGAGAACAAGGTTGGCAGGATTCCGTCATAACCTGTTGCGTAAGCAGAGGTATCTGAAGAAGCACGTGTAGCGACTGCACCAGTTGTTGTGTATGGAGCTTGGTTTCCTACAGCAGATGTACCTGTTCCACCGAGAACAAAGGTCAAGCCAGTTGTGCGACCTTGATAGGTTGCGTTAGCCGCACCAGTTGTTGTTCCAACGTAGATGTTGTAAGCGAGAGCGCCTGAAACAGAAGCTGGGATTGTAACTGTGAGTGCGTTACCTGTTGTTACAGCGAGTGAAGCTACAGAAGTCAATACAGACTCACCGAAGCCGTTACCTGAGATACCAGCATCAGCGGTTGCATAGACATAGTAGGTCGTCGCTGTAAGAGCGGTGACTGAGCCTGTTGCTGAAGCCTGTGTGAGTGTTGGTGTTGAAGGAGCGGCAAGCGCACCGACATAACCTGAAGCTGTACCGCGAGCCATGAGCATCATGCGCTCTTCCATCAACATTGTTGCATAAAGTGTTGATGTTGATGACAACTGACGGAGATCCTGATATCCAAGACCTGAGAAGTTAGCATCGAACGATACGCTGTCTGACAAGCTGTATGAGTTGTAAGGCAAGATGAGGTCATCTGATGCGTATGAGATTTTGGAACCGCGTTCGAAGTTGATTGAACCGAATGCAGTTGTTGTTGTCTCTGTTACGCCCGGCCAAACGTTACCAACGCCACCTGTACCTGTACCGGTGTATCCGTTGATGCGCTTGATGCGGTGTGATGTACCAACACCCTTCTTACGAGGGATTTTGTTACGNAGTGGAGTTGGACGTGGTGTGAGCAACTTTGCAGGTGCTTCCAAGTCGAACTGTGCGAACGATGTTGAGAGTGGGCTTGTGAGCGTGATGTCCTTTTGAGCATCCTGCATTGCAAGACGTTGAGCAGAAATCGCATTGTTAAGACCAGCGAGTACATCTGGAGCGAGTGACTTGTTAGCCGCCATTGCTTCTAGTTGTGCTGTTGTATCAACAGGTGCGCTTCCACCCGGTACTGAAGGAGCTTCGAAAGACTTGTTCAAGGTTGCCTTGAACTCGTCCATTGCCTTTGCCGCCTTCTTCGCAGAACCTGCTTCTGAAAAGAGTTGGTCAGCGCGAGGTGCTTCTAGTGCCATTTGGCTTTGACCTTTCGGGTAGTGGGTTGGTTACTTATTGAGCTTTGAGGCTTTTTCGAGGTATTCAGCCTCTAGTGCCTTGTAGCCCTTGATAAGTGTTGGATCAGTTGTGGCGGCGGCTTTTAGACGATAGTCGATTGCCGTCGCTAGCAACTCGTTTGTATCCTGATTTGGCTTGCGACCTGTCTTAACAGGACCACCAGATAGGACTGCGGATTTCGCCGTTGCGAGTTCTGATTCAAGAGCCACCACCTTCTCACTAGCCGCCTTCAGCGCGGCTTCATGGGAAATGATCTCTGTCTTGACTATTTCAGTTGCACTCTTTACAGCCTTCTCAACGATTGCGGCTACAGCCTTCTCGTCAAGAATTTCAGTTTTGATCTCTGCGATCAGTTCTTCGACCTTGTCCTCAACCTTTTCTGCCTCAGCCTTGACTTCTTCTGCAAGAGTCTCAGGGGCAGGGGTTTCGGCAGGAGCGGCTTCTTCGCCTTCAGCAGACTTGATTGAACCCGATGTGTCGAGGGTTGCGGCAGTTGTCACGTTAGCGACCTGTCCGGTTGCTGGCACAACGATCTGTGTAGCGCCATGTGCATTTGTTGGTTGATGGCATCCGCACTCTAGGCACTTTGAGATAGA